GATACTCCAGAATACTTGGCATTGTATGATATATTGTATAGTCTTGCTTCTGGACTTCCAACCTGATACCATTCATACACATGCTGAAGCATAGCAGGATTTAGTTTAGCATTTATATCAATAAAGTTTTTTAGTGAGTCACTAGTAAGTGCTCCAATAGTATTAAAAAATTTAGACTTTCCCCTATTTATTCCATCTAAAAAACCAAGAGAATAATCAATTATATTCATCATATCTTTTCTAAACAAATTAGTGTTTGCAGTTATTCTAATCATACATCCACCGATTGATTAGTTGAGCGACGCAAAAGAACTTTATAGAAATCAACTTTGTTTGTTGGTCCAACCAATGGCTCTTGTGAGGCAACCTCATATATGGTTCCCTGTCCTGATCTAGGTCCAGCAGTTTCCATATATATTGTTTCTGAGTTTGGAAGCCTTATGTTTGTTACAAGAATATTTGTCATTGATTGTCTTTCATGCTGTGTTGATATTCTAAGGTCAAGCTTGACTCTTCCAACCAGACTTGCTTCTTGATCAATTTTAACATTAGGAATAATTTCTTCTTTTGTTTTTCCTGTTGCAGAGCTAAGATAGCAGGCTACGGTTCTATCAAGAACCCACTGTTTCTTTAGGTTTCCATAGGCAGCTTGTTCAACTACAGGATAGTAAATGTCTGCCAACATTGGAAACATAAAGTCGGTAGTTTCGCACACCGTGCTCATTATAATAATCCAGGCTTTTTAATGTCTGTTATATACTTATCAATAATCATATCAACAAGAATATTTCCAGTACCAGAAAACTTTGATGAATCATACTTGAGTCTAAATTGATCTGTCTGATATTCAGAAATGTATGTCTTGTAGTGTTCCATTCTTCCACACTTAATGTCTTCAATTAATAGGTTCATAGCATCACGAATGTCGCCTGGAATAACTTTATACCCTGCATCATAGTCAACTATATAGTCAACACCTTCAGGAAATGCTGCTGGTTGATTTCTTGTATTTGTCCACATATTGTCATAGTTTTCGTATGGTGCATATGCATAAAATGAATCTGATCCTGCATCTCTATACTTTAGTGGTTTTCTTTCTAAGCGATCTTTTGATTCATTAGGATCGTAGTCTACTGGAACTTTAACCATTGAAGTTCCATCTTTTGTAAAAATATAATTATATCCATCAAGTGCTGGTCCATCAGTAGTATTAGTTACATCGTAGACCAATCTTGCATTTTCATATACTTTATTGACACTGTAAACTGGTTCCCAGAACGCTAGATAATCTGTTCCTTGTCCAACTACCTCAATTATTTTCTTTTCAAATGTAAACTTAGTACCAATTATAGAGTCAATGATGGCTCTTGCAAGGCGCTCATTGTATGTTGCTTCTGCAATCTCTGTTGCGGTAGTTCCTAATGTATTTGGATTGACGTATGGACGAATAATAGTTAAGCTATCTTCAAGTACTAGATCTTGTTCTGACTCTTCGTTAGCTTCATAAATTTGTACAGAGTAGTCATCATCATATTTGACAAGATCACCAGTTAAGGTAAATGTAATTTGTGAGTTTGAGTCAGAAGTTAGAGTTTCCGATATATTAATGTTAATTAAAGAGTTTTCTATTGTAAACAAATAGTCAGTATCTGCTTGTGGAACATCGTACTTTATGTCAATGGGAAATGGTGGAAGTCTAAGTACTATCATATTTATTTACCGTAGTATGAGGCAACTTCTTGTGGTGTCGCAATGCGAACTGACCTGTGTGTAGCCCATTTTTCCGATTCCTCCTTTTTCACAATATTGTATCCTTTTTCTAGAGTGCCAACGCCATTCCAAAAAATATTTCTTTCTGAAAACAATGCAACATTTTCATTTACCTTTTGGACTGTTTCTATTTTTTGTTCTACTGGCTCTTCACTTGGGGTCCAGTTAGCAATAATTTCTAAAATCTCTGTTTTTTTGTTTGCACCCAAAATATCAATATTATTTCTTTTGGCATAGGACTTTATCTCCATAACAGTTTTCTTGGATAGTTCTTCAGTAATAGACATTTAATCCTCCTATGTCATTATACCAGAATTAGCGTCTTCTTCTTGGTTTACCGAAATTATTTTGTGATGGTAAACGAATACCGTTTGGTACTCCAGAAGGATTTACTGCATTTGGTCCTGTTGTATCTCCCATGTTTGCGCCTGGAAGATTTCCTAAAGTATTTACTTGAAGTCCACTTGGTCCCATAATTATTACTCCAGGTGTTCCTAAAGATGCGATTGCACCATTTCCAAAGTGATTATGATCAACTGGATTTGTTCCTGGATAAGACATGTTTGCTCCTAAAAGAAAATAAGGAGGGTAGTTTTTACGCTACCCTCCCTATAAAGTTTTTCAATGATTATGAGTTGTTTGCTGCTGTTGCGAATGCAACTGCATCAAGCTCTTCCCATTGTAGACCAAAGCGGACGAATACTGTGAACTCAATTGTGTCCTTCTTTGGTTGGTAGAAACGGTTTACAGTGATGTCACGCTGGAATCCCCATACACGGTTCTGAGGGAATGTAAGATCTACATATCCTGCAGGGTAGTATGGAACTTCCTGAACTTCAACACCAAGAACACGTGTTGTACGTGCTCCACCGAATGTCTGTGCTGCACCATCTAGATAGCTCTGACGGTTAGCAGGTGTTCCTGCTGCGATTGGAGAGAATGCCTCTGCAATTGCATCAGCAAGTGTACCGTTGTTCTTAACAATACCCTGGAATGCGTCTGTACCTGCATAGAACTTTAGGTTGTTCTTGATTGCACGATACTTACGTGGCATTGCAAGGATAATGTCCTGTAGAACAGGAGTTGTCCACTCGTTGTTTGCAACAGTTACGAATGACTCGTGTGCTGCTGATCCTGAAGTTACCTTGTTGACGAAACCATCCATGATTGAAAGGAATGGAGCAGTTGTACCGTCACCGTTGATCGCAAGATCTTCAATGTCGTTTGCAAATGCTGTTGTCATCAAACGAACAAGGTGGTCTTCAAGAGCTCCACCTTCTAGGTTATCTTCAAGTGCTTCTGTTGATACTTCCCAGTCAAGACGAATCTTCTTAGTAGTAAGTTCAACCTTTGAGAATGTTGCTCCTGCATTGGTAAATGTAGGGTCTGCCTGTGCTGCTGCACGAATTACACGCTCACCAACGTTAACTTTTTCAAGTTCCATTGTATTTGCTCGCATTGTAACTCTACGTCCATCTTTAGCGAGAACTGTAGCATCCCACACATAATCAATGAAGCGACGGGCTTGCTCAGGTAGCAAGATACCACCAGGTGTACCTGATGGATTTACTGCGTTAGGACCATCTAGTACTCCCATATTTGCTGTAGCAATATTGCCCATAGTTCCTGTGCGTCCTGCGACTGGAATTGCAGCGTTAGCTGAGCTTCCTGAAGCAAATGCACCATCACCGCTGTGAGCGTGGTCTACTGTTGGAGAACCTGGATAGTTCTTTACGATATCTTCTGACATATTGTTCACCTCCTAGTGATTTTATGTTAGTTGTATAGGTCGGAGAATTTGAGGAAACGTCCGCCCCATAGGGATTTTTGAACCATTACTGGCTCCTGCACGATCTCGCCTAGATCGCCAGACTTGCGGAAAGCGGTGTCTAGCTCTACTAGATCTACTCGCTTGCCAATTTCATTAAAGGTTCCCTTAATTTGATCAACATCAGTTGTTGTTGCATCAAGAGACTTCTTCATGTTCGCAACTTCATCACTAAGTGACTTAATTGTTGCTGTTAGATCGCCAAAGGCATTAGTAACAGACTCTTTAATCTCTGTAATTGCATTTACAATTACTTGATCAGCCTTTTCAGCATCTTCTGATGCTTCTTCTGCTGGAGCCTGTGTTGCATCTTCTGGTGAAGATGTAGCACTATCATCCGCAACTTCGTCAGCTTTAGTTGTTTCAACTTCAGGTGCAACTTCTGCAACTGCTGTCTCTACATCCAATGCCTTCTCTGCTACTGGCTGTGCCTCTGGAGTGACCTCTGCTGATACGCTTACTTCTGCTTCTGCAACTGGTGCTTCTGCGACTGCTGTTGTATCTTCTGTCATAGGACTTACCTCCTTGTTAATCTTAGAAGAATCTATGCCTTTAGCACTATCAACTAAGAATTTTATCATGTCTACTTTATCTTTATCTGACTTTTCTACAAAACCAATATTCTTCATTTCTTCACCAGAGATTGGACTAAGTTGTTTTTCTTCTTCAGAAGTTAAAACAATTCCATTGTCCTTATCATAGAATACGTTCTCAATAATAGTATCCATTCCATCGCCCTTAATTACATCAATACCGTCAACCTTTTCAACCGACACAATGCTTGCAAATTGATTTGCTGGTGAATCTACTAAAGATAGTTCTACTAAATCATATTGCTTAATAACTCTAATTGTTTTGTCAAGTTCTTCATTGTATGCATCATCCCACTTGTTCATTCTTCCACCAATAGAAAAACCAGTGTATGTGCCATCAAGAACTTTTTCCCATGCATCTTGTGCACCTTTGGAAATGTATGTAGAAACATAAACTCCCTTATAAAATTTCTTTGTCTCTGGATCAAAATATTTTTCTTCTTTAAAGTTAAGCATTTTACCAACAGCTGAAGGCTGATGCATTTCACGAATGTTTCCACGGAATCTAGAAAATGCATCCATAGATGCTTCTGTAGTTACTATGTCATCTTGCTTATCAATATTGTCTAGTGATGCAAATCCTGAGACTATTCTGCGTTCTTGGTCTACTTTGCCAAAGGGCATTGACAAGCGAACTTTGTCACCATCAGTTGTCCAAAATGCCTTATTTGTATTCATTGTGTATTCTATTATACCAAACATTTATAGGGTTTTCTCAACTATTGAGATGATCTGCCTTCACCCTTTGGATTTCTTCCAGATACGGTTGTAGTACTGTCTGATGCATTGTTTGATCTTTCTGCATCCCGTGCCCTTGTTTTTCCAGAGTTAGCTCTTGAGTCAGCTGCTTGCCTTGGACTTAACTCTAAAGGTTCATCTCCATGCTCAGCCTGTGGTAAATCAAGAATTTCTCTTGC